ACTGTCCAACCCATAACATTTGTGCTACGGTTTTCTAGTTTAGTTTCAAGACTGTCTTTAATATTGATAAGATACATTTCCATCTTATCCATACGTTGTTCAAGGTTGTTTAGTTTCGTATCCAAAGCGCCGTACCTCACAGCACATATTTCAACGTGGGCTTCTAAACTCTTCTTCTCAATATTTGTAGGTGTGGTCACCGCTCGTCTCCAGTACGATGCCGTCTACTATGCCTTGATGTTATGCCTTAATATGTGCCTTAATGAATGCCTGTAGCATCTAATGTATTTAACTTACTCGACTAAACTGTTAAAGTATATGTTTTTCCAAGGACCACTGGTATAAAATATGGGTTGTTCTGGTTGAACAGTTTCAGTTAAATTTAGTATAATAGGAGTGGTCTTGAAATCAAACTTTAATAGTCCATAACGATCGCCACCGTCATTAAAGATGTTATCATAGTCTACAGCAAATTTAAAATACCATACTCTTTGTTGTCCTTGATAGTTAATACCAAAGTTGTTGTTAAAATAACTAATATCTTCCATTAGAATGTTAGTTTCTAGGATATTAGGTTGTGTTCGTAGGCTAATTGCTTGTATAACAGTTTCCCAATTACGTTGTTGATTCCTCTCTAACGCCAGTTCTTTAAGATATTTGGTCTGTCCTGTAGGAGTAATGTCGACTAATGTAAATCCTTCATAAATGTAGCTCATGCGAATATTTATAGCCAACAAAAAAGGCACTTAAAAAAGTGCCTTTTTAATTCAATTACTAATAATTTATATTAGTATGTGAATGCAGCTACAGTTGTACCAGCTACGCCTGAACCATTAACTGCTGTGTTGCAATAACCTTGTAAGCTATATGCGCCACTTGTAGCAGCAGGTGCTGCGCCAGAGATAGCAACACGGAAGCTACTTGGCCATGGTGAACCGATAGTTGGGTCACCTAAAAGTTCGATAGAACCAACTTGCTCAATAGCTTTAACTAATAAGTCAAAGTTTGAACCAACTGTGTATGGGTTAACACCTACGTTAGCGTAAGTAACTGTGTAGTGCGTAAGAGCACGACCAGTAATCGTTAAGTTACCATTTAAACCATCGGTAGGTTGTGGAAAACCGTTAATACGTGTAATTGTTGTGAATGACATTTTTAAATCTCCTAAAGTGTGTGCGCGAACGCATACTATTATTTAGTCTCGTTATAAAAAAATAACCGAGTATATAATTATTTGTTTAGGAAATTTGTGCGGCTAAACTGTAGTCTATCTACTAATTTGACTGCGCCGCCATCGTGTCCAATAGCAACAAATCCCTCGGGACTAGTTACCTTGTAGCCATCTGCGGTTTTTTGGAATGTACCAATACCTTCTACTTGTTGTAGTTTGTGTAGAATTGATTGTTTTAATTCAATTAGACGTTTATATACTGCTAGTACGCCTAATAGGTTATTGCTGTTGTCTGCTATCCATTGTTCACGTGCTTTGATTTTAGCTAGACGATTTTGTGCGCCACGTCCGGTAGCTCCACCGCTCATGTCTTCAATGCCCTTCATCATTTCATCTTGATAGTGTGTAAGGAATTGTTTTATGAACTGCGTTGGATTGCCTACTTGAGTGCCGCCGCGGATTTGTTTATTGATAAATGGTTTGATCATACGAGCAAACTCTTTGTCTTGTAAGACTAGATCAAAGCGTTGTTGACCAATCTTTTCCATTGTTTGTACTGCGGCATTTAGGCTACGTTGTAATTTTGTGTTTTCACTTGGCGTTAGACTAGCAATACCAGTATAGTCTTTATAAGTAGCATCATCAAACCATACATCCTTGGTTTGATTAAATGCTGTTACGTTTACACCGAATTCAGCTGACATAGTGTCAATAGTATCACCTTGGTAGCTAGTGTGAAAAATAATACCAATCTTTGCATTTCTTACTCGTTCACCTAAATAACTCTTAACCGGAACAGCATAGGTAATTGTATTTGGTGTAAACACATAACAATCTTCTTCGTTAACTGTGACTGTAGTAACAGTACCCGGGGTAAACATTAGATCACCCTGTACTACTCCACGAATACCTAATTCTCGTAGGTATTGAAATGCGGCCTGTAGGATAGCAACTAGTTCAGGTTGATCACTATACATTGCTTGCGCATCAGCAGTTGACTTGACACGTTTCGGATTTGCTTTGCTGAATACTGATTTAGTACCTACAAAAAACTTACCATCTTCTGGATCAACACCACAGATAATAGCTGGACTACCATCCCATTTAACTGTTAGTTTAGTAGTTGTGCCTGTGCCTTCTGCTAGCATATGACGTAAACTGTCAATGTAGTTTAAGGCTTCTTGTGCGCCGGCCCAACCTTTATTAAAAACCAAATCCTCTAGATGTTCGAGGTGAACATTTTTACTTTCAGCAAGTAAAAAATCAGGAGTTTGTTTTTTAATTTCAAATAATTTCATTCTTTAACCTAAAACAATATCTTAAACATATCAACTACAATACTAAAACAAAATTTCAACACTGGCCACGCTACGAAATATGTTACTAGTCCAGCTATTACCATTGATACTAGCGTAATAAGTACGTTATTAACTTCCTCAGGAAGCTCAGGTGGCGGAACATATGGTCTTGTTCGATCCCCTTGTTTTTCAATTGTCTCTCGTAATCGACACGTAGGACAAATAAATGGTCCACTCCAGTACGCATTCGGATCACCAGGATTTAACTCTGTATAGCATCCTGTACATCTAGGCATGTTAGTTACCTTTCTTAGTTACAATAAGTGCTATTATACGCTCATTTAACCAAAATGTCAACTACTATTTCCCAGGGGTTGGCTTGGCGTTTTTTACTTTAGCTTCTAAATCAGCATATCTCGGATCGTCTGGGCCAATTCCACCTATATTTGGTTTCTTTTGTTGTTTTGGCTGGGCAGTCTTTGCTTGCTGTTTTGGTTGTTGCTTTGCTGTATTTGTAGTTGGGCTGTTAGGCTCATCAGGCGTATACGAATTATCTAAGAAATCAGCTTGTTCATCGTTGGCCTGTTGACCACGATCATTTACCCATCCTTTGTTGGTCTTAGTCCAGGTGTATTTTTGACCTTTAAATTTGTATCCTACCGGAGCAGATTTTTCTTTTTTATTACTAGCTGTAGTAAACAGTGATCCTATTGGTTTTGCAGTACGTTGGCTTATCGCACTACCAATATCACCAGCGTACTGACCCCACTCTCTAGGGTGTAATTCATGACCAACTCCGCGAGTAAAATCAACTGCTGGTTCAGCTACTGCTCGTGTTGCTTTACCTGTACCATGTGCTGCTCTAGCTATGGCTCCAGTTTTTTCATACTTGCCACTGATATCTCTACCAGCACGTTTGCTTTTACCTGTTAGACCACGTCCAAAGTTTGCGCCGATGTTACTAAAGTCTCGGCCGGCTTTTTTAGCTTTTCTAGCCATACCTTTAAGGAAGTCATCTTCGACTATGATCTCATTAATCTTCATTCTTTAATTTCCTAACACCACGAGTAAATTTAGCAGGATCCTGTCCTTTAATAGCATTAAGCAAGCGACGTTCTAACTCGCCGGCAGTTTCTGCTTCGTAGTTTTCATGAATGTATTTGATGAGGTTAATAGCGCCATTGATGATATTACTGGCACGGCTCTCTAGTAGACTATCCTTATCTTTGTGTATAAGTAATTCGTCTAATTCTGTAAGAAGGCTACGGGTGCGTTTCTGCACAATTATTACTCCAATTTAGTATATTTATCCAAATGTTATTTTAATAATTGGGCAAACTCAGGACATAATATTTCAAATTTCTCTTCCCTAATACGGTCCAATTTATTAATTTCCTGCCATAAATTGTTAAAATCCATGCTGTCATCAATTTGAATAGAATTAATTAATTCTAATAGTTGTGGGTACCTAGCAAATTTTTTGCTGAGGGCGTTGTAAATCTTTGATGTGATAACATCGACTGAAAAATTCAATGTCGAATTGTTAGCAGTTTGAAATATTAGATTAACTTGATCACCTAGTCGATTTGATGAAAAATTATAGTTGTGCCACTCTACTAGTTCGTCTAAATAAAATAAATTTAGAAAACTCCAAGTACAATTAATTTTAAACATATGATTGACTGGCATATTCTCTATATACCAATTTACATTTTTTTGTAATTTATCCCAAGAAACTCCTGTGCGTTGATATTCAAATCTTTTTCCTACATCATCAATACTAAAATATAATTCAACTAATTTACATTCACTCCACAAATCCAGTACCTGTGGCGGTACTGTCACTGATCCATTGGTATTATAAAGTACATGAACATCACCTAACCCCTTGGCTTGTTTTATTGCCTCAATTAATTCGATATGAGTAGATACTAACAGTGGCTCACCGCCACCATGAAAATGTATATTTTTTAAATTTTTTAGATAATCTATATCTGTTAGTTTAATTTGATTAAACTTTTCAAATTTTGAAAGCTGACTAATATTCTCGGGAAATAATTCAATGAAATCTTTATTCCAAGCTGTGCTATTTTCTGGACCACATATAGCACATTTAAGATTACATAGATTTCCAACACTGTAGTCTAGGCTTATAGGAGCAGTGCCATCTAACTCACTGTCTTGTAAATATTTTTCATAGAGATCTATTACATTCAATCTTCTACTGATTAATCCATGTTCCTCTTCTTTGTAACATTTTTCACATCCTGGAACAGGCATATCTTGTTCAATAAGATTTTTTAAATATACATGATTCTGTGAATTCCAAACTGTGCTTACATTAACTTCATCGGTTGTTGCCAATTCATAACCCGAATAGCTACAAGGAGTATATCGAACTGTTCCATTTTTTGACCATACAGCAATATTCTTGTAAATTTCATAACAAAAATATTTTTTATTTTTGATATTATTCAACTTTTTTCAAACCAGCTAGCATATTCTTAAGTTTACTGCTATCTACTTGTGCAGTAACTTTAGCACTATCACCTGTTTCTTTAAATGTGGTATTAGTTTTAATTTGACTGAGGATATTTGTTACACCACTGCCAGTGTCGCTGTCACTAGCACCACTATCTGTGATGCGCATTGTGTCAATGTCATAGTCTAGATCAATCTTTTGGCCTACACCAGTTGAACTACGTGACTTCATACACTGTATTTGATAACGACCACGCTCACGCATTGCTCGACTGGTAAAGATACCAAACACATTATCTGCTGTGTTAATCTTTGACAAACCACCTGCGATGTGACTATGGTCAAATTCAATTTCTTCAACCGCACCACGATTTAACTGACTTGCTGTGACAAATAGCACACCTAGTTCTTTAGCTAAATTACGTAGTTCTTCTGATACGTATTTGTCTTTAACAAACAAATCATTTGGACTAACTTTAGCACTTACAGGCATAACCAAGTCTAGATAATCTACCATAACAAAGTCAACTTTACGACCTGTTTGAACTTGATATTCTTTTAAGTATGCTCTAATGTCATTAACATTACTCTGTGCTGGGAAACCTTTGATTTGATAGTTACCCGCTTTTTTACTAACAAGACGCACTTTCATTGTAGTTGTATCAATGTCTTTGCGAATATCTTTTGTGCCCATACCAGTTAGCATAGCATCTGTTCTAAGTGCGCAAAGTTCTTCACTCAACTCTAAACTTACATACACGCCACTTAGGCCTGCTTGTAGCCAACTCAATGCCAAGTTCATCATAACAAGTGATTTGCCTGATCCTGATCCACCAGCAAAAATGTTTAGTTCACCGCGACTAAATCCACCATATAGGAGTTTGTCAAGTTGTGGCCAACCTGTTGATACTTGTCCACCACTGTTGTAATACTTTTCAATACGTTGTTTAGGATCAGCAAAGTAATCTGTACCCATGTCTTTGGTCAAGCTAATTTGTACAGCATCTTTAATAAGTTTTTCTACAGGATTATAGTCACCCTTTTCCAGCATGTCTGCGGCTTTAAGAATAGCACGTTCAAGTTCTTGACGTTTAGTAAACCCCTCAAACTCATTCATAAACCATTCATAATGGTTTTCATTTAAGTCTGGCACGTGCTTAAGATCAGTGCCAGTAACTGCCTTGACCTGTTCAATAGTAGGCATAGCTCTGTGCTGATCTGTGTGTTCTTTGATAAACTTAGCTACTTCACGTAGGCTACGATCAAAGTTTTCTGGATTGTAAATGTTCTGTACACGCACATAGCTCTGTGCGTCTTGTAGCATCATTTCAATAAAAAGTTTTTGTAAATCTGGTGAATAATCTTTGCTCATATACTTAATTATGTAATCTTTTTCTCATTAATTCAATTTTTAACTTACTCGATTCTCTAGCATCTAAGATGCTCTTTAATACAAACAGCTTACCATATTTAACCACTGCTTCATTTACGTCTTTACAGGTTTCTTGCCATACAGGAAAACTAACTGACCAGCCATACTCTATGGCTCTATTTACTAGGTTAGCTCCAGCTTTATCAGCATCTGGAACTACAATAACTTCTCTGCCTAGACTATCGATGATGTCTGCTTGAGTTTCACTACAGTCATTGCTCATAACCGCTACGCCGTCTACACTCATAGCATCAAACGGGCCTTCGCATACAATAACAAATTTAGCATCCGGTAATTGATTATTTAAGTTGAATACCAGGTTAGGTTCATAGTTGCTGAAATATTTCGGTCTGACACCATCTACAAAAGCACGACTAGTGTAGCCTATTATCTTGCCTTCCCAGATCATAGGAATTATCACACGTTGATCTAACTTATGTTCTAGACTGTCTGTCCAATAGAAATCATAAAGGTCTGTGTTAATTTTACGAGCTTTAACATAATCAACTGCTGAATTTAGTAATGGCGGAACATTACGTAAATCATCAAGCAAATGAAATGAGAGCAGTGCTTGAAAACTAACAGCACCCTCTGGAAGTTCTCTGACCTTAAACTCTACACGTTCTTCTTCAGCTTTGACTTCTTCTGGATTTACTAGCTCACGGATACGAATAGCTTCAATGACTAGGCGTTTGATGTCATTTTCGTCTGCGCCCAACCAACGTAATAGCTTACGAAACTTAAATGTTAAATGACGACCTGGTTGGTAGCTGGCTTTGAAATTACAGTTAAAACAATGATAGCTTACTGATCCATCTTGATTAGTTGTTAGGCCGCCACGACCACGGGTGTCTGGGCTTTCACCGTTGTGCTGACAGCATGGTGCGTTAAAACTAATCCATCCAGTAGGAGTAGTTTTCTTTTTCGCAGGTAGTATACCTTTAATAAAGTCAGAAATTATATTCAGCATACTAGTATTTTAGCATACTAGCGGCCAAATGTCAATTAAAATGATGTTGTAATTGAGCTACGAACCCAAGTATTTGCCGCTGTACATAGATACATATAGCTACTATCTACAGCAACTTGCCCAATTACTCCAGAACTATTGCTGTGTGTTGGTGGTGGATTAACTAAGTTTAGGCCACGAAAACCTAAGAGATCATTAACTGTTAGAGTAACATTACCAGTACGTCCAGCTACACTAGTAACTGAATTGGTTAAATTTCCAGTAATACCATATAGTTCTGTAAAATTACTGTTAATTTCAGTAAATGCTACACGTAACGGATCACCGTCACCTGAACTAGGGCCTGTACCAATATTAATTACTTGTTGTGTCATGTTTGTTCTCTATTATCTTATATTTATAGTTTTACAATACTAATATAACCAGCAGTGTTGTTATAGAATCCTAGGCTGGTGATGCTGACAGCATTAAATGTGTTGCTTAAATCATAAAATCCATCGCTGGTCGCTACTGATGCGGCATTAGCATCAATGTAACTACCACCGCCACCACCGGAATCAATGTTAGTAGATGAAGCACTGTAAGCACCGCCACCACCACTGTAGCCGCCACCAGCGCCGCCAGTAATAGGGCCAGGGCCACCACCGCCACCAAATCCACCAAAGCTGGTACTAGGTGGAGCATAACTTGTGCTGTATATACCGCCATTGGCACCAAATTGGAAACTGTTACCACCGCCACCAAAAGGCCCAGCTGGAGCCAATTGAGTGTTAGACGTCCAGATCGTGCTAGTCCAAAAGATACCGTTACCTGACCAACCAGCACCGCCACCACTGTCATAGCCATTGAGGCTGGTTGTGCCACCAATGCTGACGTGTGTGTTACCGCCCTGTCCGTTTACACCGCCAGGAGCACCTGTTCTATTAGACGTAATAGTCGCAGTGGTATAGCCCGCACTGTTGCCACCACGACGTGTGGTCACGCCATAGCCGCCCGGGAAAAGACTGCTATTACTAGTCCATGAACCAGGAGCACCGCCGCCACCTGCTATGACCAACGGTATAACGTTAGCAAAGCCCTGAGCTATATTGCCTAGAGCTACAAAACTACCGCCACCGCCCCCTGGGCTAGAAAAGGTACTAGGTTGTGTGGTATTAGCACTGGGTTGTCCTACTACTAAAGTAAGCTTCTGACCGCGTTGTAGACTAAACACGCCCTGTATCACAGCACCGCGTCCATGGGCATTGCCATAGGTAGTGTTGCCACTAAAGGTTGTGATCACACCACTGCGACTACCTGCGGCTGTGATCTGATAGCGACCAGTGTGCGGCACAGTCCATACCTGATAGCCCTGCCAAGAGCCTGGTACTGTAAAGAAGTTGGTATTGGTCAACCAGGTATTGCCTGTGTTGCTGTAGGTATTATACAGTGTGCCTAGAGTGGGTCCATATTGCCCTACAACATTTGAGGTAAAGTTAAACATAGAGAATGAGTATAGATCAGTTAGATCGTATACTGTGCCACCTCTGATTGTTCCTCCTTGGATTAACATAATTTACCAGTCAATTCTCAATTGACGCACCCACATTTGAGCAGTGCTGCCGCCTGTGTAGGCCGCTACTCCGTAGTAGTTACCAGCCGGAGTCCAAGTGCCAATATTCACAGCGCCTTGGTATGCTTCATTTAGATATACTTCCAACATACGAGCACCGTTTTGTATTTTACGTATTTTCAATGTCATGTTATAGAAACTTGTATAAGATGCGTTCCAAACAGTGATACCGCTTGGATTATATGAACTAGATCCTTCTAATATAAATGGAATGTTAGTCTGTGTGCCGTTAACGTAAACTTCAAATTGATTTGCTCCAGAATAGAAGTGGTTCATAACTGCTATGCCACCAAAACTATTAGTATTACCTGGATTACCTGTTACCGCGGCGTTGGCTCCAAAGAATATCCATTGTCCGTCAGCACCAGTACCACCACTGGCACCAATACTTGCCGTAATGGTCATGTCATAGATATAGTTAACTGTGCTACTGTTCCAGCTGATATAACCGCTTTGTGAAGTAGTAGTGGTAGTTAGTTTCAACCCGTATGCTTGAGTGCTATCCCATGTAGCATTACCGCCAATGGTACCACTTGGTGTAAATGCTGACAATGCTGAGGTGGTGTTGGCCTGCCAAGTGTCCCACAAGAAACGTGTCTGCGGTCCACTGCTGCCACCAGCCGTGATGTTACCTGTGTATGAGGCTGTAGTACCATAACTGTTACCATATTGTGTAGCAACTATACCACCAGCTGTGACGTTACCAGTGTAGGTAGCTGTTGTACCAACAGTATTGCCAATGAAGTAACCAGTACCACTTGTAGATACACTGTTATTCACAGTCATATTCAAGTTGCCAGCTACAGTCAGCTGCATCTGCGCACTACCATTGTTGTAGAAGCTCAATGGTAAGTATGTGCCTGCGCCGTTGATGCCAGATACCAACTGAACATCAGTTGTACCATTGGTAGTGATCATGATCTTACTTGCAGCTGTTAAGTTACTACTGTTAGCCGCTTGCCACGCTGCACCTGTACCAGTACCACTTGGTACAGCATAGACGCCTGTTGTAGCACTATTACCCGTAGTCATAAACACAGTTCTAGAGTTTACTGTGGCATTACTAAAGTCACCGTAGATGTAAGAACTAGAAGGGAATATTATGTTGCCAGGTAAGGTTAAGTTACCGTCGATGCCAAACGTATAGAGGGCTGTACCTGTAAAGGTACCAACCCTGTTAGGACTGTAATTTTGTAGAACAAATGAATTACCGGCTATGCCTCCTGGCACAGATATAACATCACCATTCTTATATCCAGTACCAGAATTATATATAGTCAAGGTAGAGATGTAACCACCTGTGGCACTATAGTTTGCTGTCATGCCTGTTCCACTACCACCTATCACTGGTTGGTTAGCGTAAGGAGGGCTGTTGAATCCGCCATTGCTGGTTATACTAGTAGCAATGTTATATTGTCCATTGGCACGTAATGTTAAATTGTAGGTATTAGATCCGATCTGACCGCCAAAGAATACGTTACCAGTGGCAGTAGCAGTAGTTCCTATAGTTACAGTAGTTGCGACACCGCCCATGTTGATAGTTGTACCAACACCGTTAAATACAGCTATTGTAGATTGGTTGGTAACCAATCCTGAAGCACTTTGTATAGTTACAGGACCGCTACTGACAAGCCCAGCATTGTTGTATAAAGTCATACCGGCTGTGCTCAATGCCATGTATAGACTAGTAGCACCTGTGTATCCTGTAGCGGCATTGGCAGTTACAGCACCTCCAGTGGCATACCAGTTCAAACTAGTAGGGCCATTTATTAAATCTGCCGCACCAGTTTGTGTATTACGGAAACGCATCACACCATTGACATCAAAGTAAATGTTATTTCCAATGTGTGTTGCGTAACCAAAGGTTGGAACAGCGCCAGAATTGACAATGGCAGTGTTAGCACCTAAGAACAATGAAGTTGCGCTGGCTTGTAGATTGGATATAGTGCCAATGTTACTATTAATAAAGGTTGCTGAGCTGTTGGCTAAGAATGTCGTAACGTTTACGTTGCTATAACTACTACCACTAGCTGTGGTCTGTGTAGTGCCATCAGCGAAGGTTAATACTCCGCTGGTGCCTAAACGAATGTTGGCAATATTACCTGAGTATGTTGGTAGATACGTAGACACTTGAACATTACTGTAACTACTGCTGGCTGCAGGTGCGTAGGTCAATTCGTTAGTCACTGTGTTATAGTAGACCACGTTGGCTACATTGGCTAGGTCGTTACGCACCGGGTTGATATACAGGCCG